TTCATTTTTAATTTTTATATATACGCTATCAACGATATCAATTTCATTTACTAAACCCAAATATAACTGATTGTCTTCTGTTTCACCAACATAAGAAATTTCTGCTACTTCACTTAAGCGTCTTACGTCCCATTCACGTATTGGGTCGAACTGCAACCAAGCTGTATCGCCTTCATATAATGTATTGGCATTCAATGATGTTAAATCATATTCTGTTTTTACTGTGTAATTAACGTCATTTCCATCCACATATCCTGTAGTTCTAATTGGAAATTCTTTTGTAATATCTCTGTACACAAAAGGCCTAGGAAGCGTATCAAATTCTACAGCATGTGGGTCACTTAAAATGTCAATAGTGTTGACAGACTTAGTTATATTATATCCGTTGTTTACTTTACCATAGTCATCTACTTTTATTGCCCAAACATCTTGGTGAGTAATATCTTTGAAGTTACTATTGTTGTTAATAATTCTGTTAATAGAAGACTCAGTTCCTTTATGTGCCAAGAAGCCTTTATAGAATTCTAACGCACTTTCTCTTTCAATGCCGTGATTGCTTAAGTATGCTCGTTTGTTATATCCTATTTGTGAACCTTTTAGCCCATTTATTGCTTCCAAACTTTGGTCAATAAGTGTATCTCTGTAATACTTTGACTCTTCTGCCATTGTTTCAAAGTTAGGTATTAGTTCATCGCCGTATGTTAAATAACCGTCAACTGTTAAAGTTCCGTCCCAATCTGACTGCCTATTACAATCAATTTGCATACGTAAGTTTCTATTGTGCATATGAGGATCATATATTATGTCACCATAACTATCTACTCTGTCTACTACAAACGCATGTTCTACGTCTTGTATATCAATCTTCATCCCGTATACCGGAACATTACTTCTAAAGTTTATGGCCTTGCCATCTGTTGTGAATGATATTTCTGAGTTTGGAATTAATCTTCCAGATGCATCTACAACACGATAGAAGTTTTTATGTGTTTCTTTTCTAACTGATGCGACACCATATGGTGCAGTGAAACTACCTGTTAATAATACAGGAGATAGTGTAATAAAGTCTCCTGGTTCATGTGTCTCTGAACTCCATTCTAAGAATTTTAATAAAAGCTGTTTAAAGTCAATGGTGTTTCCATCTTCATCTATATCCGTAAATCCCCAACCTATCAGTCCTAAATATTCCTGATAGCCTACCATCAAGTGTGCGACATCATCTATCGAAGTTAAAATATCACCATAGTTGAATGTTTTTACAGCATCATTTTTAAACTTTTTCCAACCGTATGCTGTAACTACATTAGTAACTGGCCATTCTACTAGCTGTTTCCAATCCTCAATGTTATCATCTATCAATGTAGTAGATGTATGTGCATTTAGACAAACATAAGGCTGTCCTTGATATTTCATATAAGAATCTTGTCTATAATAGTTTCCTTGTTGCCAATCAGAAAGATGCATTCTGTCGCCTTTAGTACTGAATGCCTTTTCGCCAGATGTTCTATCCCAATCCATTGCAAAGAATGTAGGATTGATATCGTCATATCCTTGTATTCTATATCCAAATGATTGTGTCTTTGGTTGAGAGATAAGAGACCATGCTTGATAATCAAATTGAATTATAGGACTTGATTGTTGTTCTTTTGCTGTCTGTGACTCTGCTATTCTTCTGTAATATTTGCCGTCAAACTCATTTAAGACAATATCACCTTTTAGATATGTCATAGTATTTGCTTTTGAATATACCGGATGAGGGCTATCTAATGAAACTTTTTCAATAACAATAGCACTGAAAAATTCACTTCTATTCGGCTCACCAGAATGTATTACTAAATCATAATTGTCTTTAGGAATTTCTGTATATTTACTGTTAGTCATAGATGTATTTTCTGCTAACAGCTTGAAGTTATTAACAAATCCACCTAGCTTTGAGCCAAGTTTAAATTCATAATCTTGTTTTTGTATTATGATATTTGCAGTATTATATCCTTCTCTACTATTGTAAATTGAAATACTCGTATCAATTTCATCTTTGTATGTGTGGAATATTTTGAAAGGTTTGGTCAGCATCATTAGTATGAATTCTATGAAAGGATATTCACTTGAATTCTTCCATGCCATTTCTACTGGAGATCCATCACCGAATTCCCAATCTTCTGATAATCTGCCTATATCATTGTTTAAGATTGATCCGCTAAAAAATAAATTATTAATATCAATATAGTTGCCGCCAGCATCGACTGGAATTGGAACATTTGTGATATTATTAATAGAAAATAAGTTAGACCAAAAACTTGGGTCAGCAAAGTTGGAACCGTATGTAGTTCTAAACGTTGTAGGCTCTTGTGAAAGTCCTATTGTTTTCCACGGTTCTTCTATAGGATTATCTGTATTGTATGCATATTTAAATATACCACGCCAGTGTCCCGGAGAGTCTGCATTTATGTTTCTATAATTCCATGTAGTCCAATCACTAGCATCAAATCCTGTATTCTGTAAATCATCTATATTATTTCTAATTAGCCATTTCTTAAAGAAAGGATACATCGTGTAGTTCTTTTCAGAATTAGACCATTCGCTTGGTGCAGATTTGTACACCCCATAATTTACAGCATCTAAATTTGTTCTTGCAAGATTATCATCTAGGTTGTTCCATATAAGAGTTTCAAACATTAACATAATGTCATCTGTCTTGTCGCCCCAAAGTTTCATTCTTGAACCGTCATGTCCTATAAGGAATTGTGTTACTCCGGAACTATATCCCATATCATCCATAATCATAGGTCTAAATGCTGGGTATAATTTCAAGTATGTAGCACTTGGTGGGACGAATGTTTCTTTGATGCTATCATATCTTCTAAGATAGATAGTACTGTTGCCTGATACCGGAGACCTAAAATTTAAAATATCCTTACCGCCTTGACTGATAATGATAGTATAATCTATGTTAAGTCTTTGCAATACACCATCTTTAAATACTGACAGAGTTTCAGGAAACGCTATAGCTCCTAATTCATCAGGTACAAACTGTTCAGTAGCATCTGCTATAATTTCTGTTATTTCTGCTTCTTGGTAATTAGAGTATAATTCACCATGATTAATCATGTCAAGTTTATCAAATATACTAATGCTATCTCTCTTTGATAATGCAATTAGATTTATTGCTTCTTCTAAAATCATTAAGTCTGATTTAGATTGGCTTCCTGCATCATTGAGAATATCTCTTACTGTCGTTACTAATTTGTTTTTGTATCCTTGATACGTTGTTGATAAAAACTCAACTGCTTTTATTGGGTCATAATCATCCCTTGTTATAGAAAAGAATGCATCTTTAACATCAACAGAGTTTGTAACTAACACACTTCCTTTATTATGAAAAGTGTTAAGATGTCCAACAGTATTTAGGTTTCTAAAGTTATTAAATCCATTTGCTTCACCGGTAAGACCAGGAGCAGTTTCTAAAATTCTTAAAAAATGTTCATACAATATTGAGTATGATAAATTTATATTATTGTAGCTTTTATTATCTACGTTAAATTCTATTGAGTGATGCAATCGTTGAAAGCCGTTGTCGCCATCATTTACTACACCGCTTTTTGTACAGTAATCAATATACACAAACCCATCTGGTTCATTATCCAATGTCACTGTATTGTTTGTCAAATCAACTGTATAATTAGCAATCTGTTTCATACCCTCAACATAAACATCAACGGCATTAGTTGTCTTTGGTGTTTGTGATAAGGTTAATACTTTCCCAGATTCTCTTCCATACTCTTGTCTAAAGTTTCTATAATCGAATGTAGTATCAATATAGATACCAGTCATTACTCCATCTAAATCATATTGTGCATTATCAGGTATATCAACAATAAATTGAAATTCACTAGCATAATCGCCTGCTTTTAATAATGGAACAAATCCTAATTCTTGGTCTGCGTTATATAATGCGGAATCACCAATCACATATGAAAAGATTTTTGAATCTACTATATTTCCAGCATTGCCATCTTTGTCATATATTTTAAATGTAGGAAACTCCCAATCTGTTGAAGCGACTTTATTTAAACTATCATTTCCAAGTTCTATTCTACTATCAAATTCTATGATAGGACGTTTAGCTTGTTCTATCTTATCACTATTTGTACTTGTTATAAATGATTTTATATCATCGTAATGATACCATGAGTTTTCATTAGACCACCAGTTATCAACTGCAAAAAGATTTGCATCGTCCCTGGCAATCGTAACATAATGTTTTTTATTACTACCAGTTATAGTTAGGTCGAATCCTGGCTTAACCCAGTAATACATTTCGTAGTTTATAAACTTGTCTAAGTCTACTGGTATATTAATTGTTTTCTTTGTAGTATCGAATAATCTTCTATGGTCATTTGTCAAAGCACCTTTATTAAATAAAGAATTCAACATGTCTTCATAAAAGACCTTATCATTCTTACTAGAGTATACTGGTTCTAAACCGTAATTCTCACGACCATATGCATGTGGAGGAAACGAGAGATATATATCTTCTTCTCTGTTTATTCCTTTTTCTTTTCTACCAACATATGCTCTTGTCTTTTCGACTGAGCCTTTTGAGAATGCTCGTTCAAGTGTGCCTTCAAAGATAGTTTGTAATTCACTATTCTTTAAATGTCCCGGAAGAAAGTCATAAATTTTATTCTTAGCCATTGCTTACTACATCCTCGCCTTGAAGTTCTGATGATGAAATTGCTGAAATGATTTTAACATTTTCTGATGTTGTTACACTTAAGAAAATTTCATTTGGTTCACTAGTAATACTTAGCAAGTCTGTAAAACCGCTAGTAGAATATTTAGGTGTTGTAACAACACTTGCAATATAATCTCCAAGTTGATTATGTAAGTATGATGCTAATTCTGAGAAGTAGAATGTGTCACCAAACTCCCAGTTATCTAATTCGAAGTATTCATTTACTTTAGTTGACACTGCGGTCTTGACCTCACTGTCAGTATATGCTGTTCCTGATTTCTTAACAACTTTGAATGTAGCCTGATTTTCAGGAGATGCGAAGTTGCCGAACAAGTATTTGAACTTGACTGGTATATATGAAATATGGTCTGCAATAGACGATTTGGGTTCAATACCACTCATCAATGTTGACAATTCGTAATTATTTGGAGATGTAGGTACTGCTGTTTTGAAACCACCTGCTATCCATTGATTTACTTGTCTTACATAGTCACTTGTAAGAACATACATGTCAACGATATTACTTGTACTAGGATCAATTCTTTTATCTACGTCTGCATAATGATCCCATCTATAACTCATAAATTTGTCTTCAACAAAACTTTTGCCATCGACTACTGAGTATTGTGTGTCGCCATACCAAATAACTGTAGGAGATTGTTCATAGTACACAAACGATTTTGACCAAGTACCTGCTTGATATAAGTACCATTCGCTATCATCTGTGTTAAACCATATTTTATAACTTGGTAAATTGCCTTCTGGTGTTGGGTTACTAACTGTTCCGGCATTTGGTGCCGCTGTTGCAGATTTTGATGCTCTATGTAAATCTATATTTTCATAGCCTGCATGACTGAATTTGTATGACTCTATAATAAATTTAGATGAAGTCACGTTTCCTTGGTCATCTTTTAAATTAAATACATTCAATAATCCATATGGATTTCCGTCTGCACTTAATGTCAGTAATTTAACTCTTGTAGGATCAATGTATCCTGAACTTATTCTATATTCATCATAAACATATGCACTTGTAGTAACGTAAGATGATGTTTGTACTTCAACTTTCTTAGCTACTTGTACATCGGCCACAACTTTGACTCCAAAGTCTGCTAATGTAGTAGTGGCACTACCATCGCCTACAAAAACATCTAATAAACTTGAAGTGCCTGGATCTATTGTCCAGAATATAATTTTATATGAATTGCCAGCACCCGCTACTAATTCACAATGATTCGATGATATAATTTGTCCGTTGTTATCTTTGATAACCATATTAGATTGTGTTATAGTTTCAGATGTTGAGAAATTTATTTCACCGTATGCTGTCTGTTTAAATCTAACATCATTTTCTGCGGTATCAGATTGTGTTATACCATCTCCGCCTGTGCCATCTGGTTGTACATTCCAATTCTTATATGGATATGTAAATTTATACGATGAAGTTCCTGACAAGTATTCTGTAATGAAATCTTTTTGTACACCTGTCATACCAAATGTTGCAGTCTCTCTTGTTTCTCCAGTTGGTAATGAACTAGTATCAATCCATAAAAAGTTATTTGTTGTCGGTGCAGAACCAAAATATGATAAAGAAGGTTCGCCCTTAAACCCATGTATATTTTTTAAGTTAGTGGACGATATTGTACTATGTGATGCTACTGCGTTTGCTTGTGCTTCTGCGTTCTGTTCGCCATCAATTGGCATTCCGTTTGGTGAAATGTGCGTTTCAGACCCTGTCGTTACAACCGAATCGTCTTCTACATTCGTTAGCAATGAAACATATTGAGACAAATCATCAACTTCAAGTTCTAATTCAAAATCAGGAGTTGAACCGATGATATTATTTGGTGTTGCAGGTGAAGTTATTGCACTAGTTGGCAAGTCGTATGTAATTCCCGCAGGCGATACTAATTGATGTTTATAATCAACTGTCGAAATAGTACTGTTATTCTCAACATAGTCGTATGTTACATCTGCACCGGTGTTGCGATATTTTGCCTTGAATGTTCCACCGCCACTGCCGTTTGATGCAAATTCTGACACTGGTGTATAACCTACAGTAATCTCATCTGAAATATTTGAGTCCGAAGAGGTTACTGTCTTAGCGCCATCATAGTAGTTAATTAATAGTTTGTCTCTTTCAGCAAGATTTGTTTCATTATCTACAACTACTTCATTGTTGCCATAATAAAATCTAACTTGGTCGTAGCTTTCAAACACAACTTTCTTGCCGTTAATTTTGGCAACATACATAGTTTCGTGGGTTCGAATGCCAGGATTATATTCATACTCTACTTTTATTTTATCACTGAGGTCTACTACTCCATCCCATATTTTCCATTCCCATTTAGTTGTTTGTCCTTGAGCAACATCATAATATAAAGTAAATGATGTAACATTCAAGTCATCAATTTTTTGAGTTTTGATTGCTGTGATTTCTGCTTCTGTAAATTTACTTCTGTAGCCTCTGATTACAGATTTCAATGTTCCCTTTTCTGTAATGACTCTATCTAAAATAATCTGTCCTGGGTCTGTAGAAACAACTTTTTTAACTCTTGCATAATACTCCGTACTTGACTCTCCTAGTATTTTTACATAGTCACCTTGTTCTATATTCCAAGGCGCAGTGCCTTCGATTTGTAAATTATTTAATGGGCTTTTTGTATATAATTCATTTACGTCAATATTAATACTAGCCGCGTCTCGGTATAAATGATAAAACTTATTAAACAATGACGGATGTCCGATTGCTCTTGAAAGTTCATTTCTAATAAAATCATCGCTGTTGCCACTAGTCCTATTAAAGTACAATGACATGTTTAGGCTTTCGTCTTCAACAAACACAGAACCATCTGTTCCTGTAATGCTTAAGTTTGAGTGATGTCCGGTAACGTCATCCATTTCAAAGTAACGAGAATTGCCTGCAAAACTTGTGTTTACTGATTTCAGCTTTCTTACAATGTTGTTACCTAATGTTAATGGGTATACATTGTAGTCCTGTGCGTTGACCATTCTGTCTTGGGCGTAATATGATTTCTGTGCAATTCTTCTTACGCTTGTGAATGTTTCACCCGCAAAGTTTTCACCAAAGTCTTTAGTGCTTGCCATTGTAATTGTAAGTCTGTATGACTTATCATCTGCACCAGTATATGGGATAGATATTGTAACGTTTGAAATATCGCCTGAATTTACAGAAAAGTTTTCGTTTGTACAAGTTCTAAACCATGCTCTATAATCACCGAATGCCGCATTGCCGAATATACCGTCTGGATATCTAAGTTCGATTGTATTGTTAATACCAGTTGAGATATTTACAAGGTCGCCATTTCCAGTTCTAAGTGAATTGTAGATTGCAGTTTCACGTGTATCATTGTCAACTTTAGTAACATCTGATTTATAATTTAAGTTACTATCTAATTTGTGCAACCAAACATCAGTATTAGAAACGTTTGCATCTGTTAATGTTTCTACTCTATTAGATGCCTTTATTCCATATCTAAAGTTCTCAAATTGCAGTTGTCCTGCTTTAGCAAGAACGAAGAAACCTGTTCTGTCTGATGCAGGTCCCAAGTTATCATTTCTATTAATGATTGTGAAATTTTTATCATTGAGCGGAGCACCTTCTATAATCTTATTATTTTCGATACTTGCTCTTACAGCCTCAAACCGTCTATTGGCACCTGCTACATTCGATGTGAATGCGTATGCAATAGATTTAGAATTCTTGTTCTCATTTACTTCATATAAGTAATTTTCAACATTGCCGATATTCAAACTTGCACTAGGATCTTGAATTTTTGTATTTTTATTGAATGAAGAATTTAAAACAGTAATGAATTTTTCATACCAGTCAACATCATTTGAGTCATTCCAGTTAACAACGTTGCCGGCGAGAGAGTTACCTTCGTTGTCTGCTACATCTTCTGTAGTTGTGACGCTTGTGATTTTCATCATACCACTTGCATTGATTGGTCGTGTCTTTGTATAACCAAGTGTTCTAGCCATACGTAAAATACTTTCACGGCGTTCAGCCGTATCCATAAAGTTTTCACGTGTATTCATATCACTTCTGAATGCTAGTGAATGTCCTAAGTATGCTACAAGGTCTAAAATCGCAATGAATTCAGAACTTGCTATAAAATCATTAAATTTTTCTGGGTATGTCTTATTGATGTACGCAAGTAAACTTTCACGTATTGTATCGAAATCATAAGACTTCAAACTCACGTTACTGAAAGCAGTGTATACACTGGTCCAGCTTTCACTTGCAAATAAGTTATCTATTCTTTCTTGACTCATTTTTTATTCTCTCTTTAAATCTATTGTTAGTGTTACAGGCTCATTATCTGGTAATATAGCGACACTAATAGATGCTGTGACTGTATGCTCACCTTCAGTTAAGTTAATGGACTCTAAATTCACTCTAGGTTCATCGCTGATGATGTTCGTTAAATCTTCTTCAATAAGTGTTCTTATGTTAGAGGTCAACGGCTCAAAGATAAGGTCATGTATAATCGACCCATAAGTAGGCATCATAATTCTTTCGCCTTTGCGAGTCATGATATTATTCAATAAATCTTCTACTACTAACTCTTTTCCAGTTAGAGTATGATTGATTGCACTTTTGTTTTTAGTACTGAAACCTATAAATCTTGCCATAATGTTCTCTCTATACTTATTAAGAGTATTTATCAACATATAAACTTCGTACTTTTTGTATTGACTTTTGTTGTAATTTCTGTTATTATTAATTTAATCAAATACAAATGGAGAATAAATAAAAGTATGCCAAACTTAGTACCAATGGTCGTAGACCAAACTGCAAACGGAGAACGTAGCTTTGATATATTCTCACGTTTGTTAAAAGAAAGAGTTATATTCTTAACAGGTGAAGTCAATGACTATCAGTCTGACTTACTTTGTGCCCAATTTCTGTTCCTAGAAGCAGAAAACCCAACAAAAGATATACATTTTTATATCAACTCACCAGGCGGAGCAGTAACAGCCGGAATGGCAATCTATGATACTATGCAATTCATTCAACCAGATGTTTCAACAATGGTTTTAGGTCAAGCATGTAGCATGGGTTCATTATTGGCAACTGCGGGAGCTCCCGGCAAACGATTTATGTTACCTCATGCAAGACACATGATACATCAACCAAGTGGCGGCGCCGGTGGACAGGCAACTGACATGGAAATTCAAGTCAAAGAAATCTTAAAAGTTAAAGAAAGTTTGACTAGTATCTATGTAAAACATAACTCTAAAGGCAAAACTTATGAAGATTTCTATAGTGATATGGAACGTGATAAGTTCATGGGCCCAGAAGAGGCACTAGAATACGGGTTAATTGATAAAATTATCAATGAAAGACCTGAAAATCAGTAAGTAGTCTAATACTTAACGGGTTAAAATGTAATTAAATGCAATTTAACCCGTTTTTTTATGGCTAAAAACTTGACAGATTAGCGAATCGTAGTATAATAATAGTATATTCAATAAAGAGAGGGTTTAAATATGACTACAATGACAGTAAAAGAACTAAGTGTGTTAGCAGAATCAAAAGCAAATCAGGCTTCTTTAGATTATTTCAATTCAAAACTAGGTGGTAAGGACAATTATCCCTGTGGTTTTGCATGGGTTACTGTTCGTCCTGAAAATAAGGGCAATACTAAGCTAGGTAAAGAAGAACGTAGAGTGTTAGAATCTATGGGATTTTCAAAAGATTGGACTGGCAAAGCGTGGCAAATCTGGAATCCAGGTAAAGTTAACGTACAAAATGTTGATGTTAAAGAAGCAGGTGCTCAGGCATATGCAGATGTAATGTCTTCTGCTGGGTTTAATGCTTCTTGTGGTTCACGTTTAGACTAAAACTTGACAAACTAGCGAATCGTGTTATATTAATTACATAATCAACAGAGAGGTTACTAATATGAAATACAAGTTATATCAAATTCATCTTACAGATGCAGAAATTGATTTAATCAATGAAGAAGGACATGATGCTGTTCATAAGCAATCATTGAAATTAGATATGAATTTTTCAAAGAATGACACAGGTATGGTTGCCCGGGATGCATTCAATCGTGGATACTACACGCATGTTAGTAACATCACTGCTGATAGTTTAGAGGGCGTGTTTCATGTAGGGAACATGGGCCCAGAAGAAGACATTGAGCGTTTGTCTCGTATGTACAGTGTTAGTGTTGGTGACATTGTGGAAGATGAAGATGGCAAGCAATCAGTAGTTGCTAATTTTGGTTTTAAAGAGGTAGCCTAACTAAAGCCAGGAACAAAACTCCACATCTTAGAAGTTTTAATTTTCATAGCGGCTAGTTTTTCATTAATCTGGCCGTTATTCTTTTTAATATTAGTCTGAATTTCATCTGTAATATTATACCATTTTTCATTATTAATCAATGCAATGATAGGATGTCCTTCAATTTTATCAACGCCTTCATTGAAGAAATAATATAACAATGCATCAAATTGTGGTTGAGATAATTCTTTCTTAACAAACTTTTCTAAAACATTTCCTATATTACGTAATTGCTTTTCTAATATAAAGTTTGCCATTGGTTTTGTAATTTTGCCTGTACCTATGTCTATTCTCTGTGAGGCAACGGTTATATATCCATAACGCTTTTCTGTATTTGTTATTTTATAACCAAACCCAACAGTATCATCTGTTATCTCTAACATAGGTTTGTTTGTATCAATGATTGCATTCTTACTCATTTCACTGAATATTAAATCTGTTATTGGAAAGCATGTCAATCTAACGTGTGATAATATATAAGTAGGCTCACCGGTTTCTTTGTAGCCCGTACCTAAATAAGTACCATTAGGAGTTACAACATTCAACGGAAGTTGAATATAATTTAGCAATGACCCTTTTCTTTTATCAAATAACATTACGCTAACCTCACTGCGGTTGTTCCTGTAACAGAAGAACTATCTGCTACACTGTATGAACGAGTTAATCGGTATGCGCCTCTTTCTGCACTTGCGGCTGAGAAATGCATTGGATCCCATGGAGCACTCCAGTTTCCGCCCCAACCTAAACCATGCCTTGCGGCTATCTCACCGATGTTAAGTGGGAAGTCACAGCCTTGGTCTGCGCCTCTAGTCACACCTGGATTCCAACCAGCTGGTCTTGTTCGTGCATATCCGTTTGGTGCATATGCATTAATATCTATTGCGGCTCCCATTGCATGGAAGCTAGGTCTTGAACCACCTCTTTGATTTCTATTACAGTAACCGCCCAATGTTTTAATAACGTATCCGGTTGCTTCTAAATCATCAATTAATCCTTGGAAGTTAGATTGGAATATTGCCGCAACCTGACAGCCTACTCCATTACTTGCACGTATAGATGCCAAGCCTTCTCCGGGAGGAAGCCCAGGAACATCTTCGTTTGATGTTTCATTTGAATCTTGATTTGCGGCATCCATTTGTCCAGATGCACTATTTGGATCACTTGCTATTTCATTACCAGCGTTTTGTGTTTCGTTGTTATTCTCGCCAGGCGTAGACCCATCTGCGGCTTTTTGTACTGTTTCTGTACCACGCAAGAAAGGTTCATGTGTTGGGAATTTAGGTATAATACTTTTTTCAATTACTGTGTTTTCTAAATTCTGAATATCTGGTTGTGTTTCTAATGGTATATCATAAGCGATAGAAGCCATAGGACCATTAAGATGTAGCTTGCCATTAACTGTAGAAACATACATACTTGTTTCAACTTTCTGATGTAGTGACCCACCACTTTCATAAAACTGCGAACCAATAGTCTTAGTATGCATTTGATTATCTACGTTAATATTATAATTGTTTATAGCATGTAGATTAATATTTTCACCAGCTTCAAGGTTTATATTTTTATCTGCACGTAGATTGAAATCTTTTTCTGTACGCATCGACAATGATCCTTCAGCATAAACCATCACTTCACCATCTGCTCCAATTTCAACCCAACCGGAACCTGAACTATTGATTGCATATACAAAATCATTTGTGCCATCAACAATAACTTGTGCGCCTGAACCTGTCGAAATTCTAATTTGATTAGGGTGTATTGTGCCATCGTCTCCGACAGACCCATCATCCATTGTAATTCCATTACCACCTGGTGTAGTCCAGCCATAAACTTTTGAGTGTTGCGTTGTTTCATAGTTTGCATCACGTAATGGACTTGCAGTAGATTGTCCTCGTTTATTATCAGAAAATATACCTTGACTTGCTGAGTTTACATTTCTGTTAGAATTTCCTTGGTCTGCTTCATCTGTATTTTGTAATTCTGCTAATGTGTTAGGTGTAGACTTTGCAACTTTAACATCTTTAGCAATTCCTTCACCCATTCCACTGCC